AGACTTCTACTACCTCTTCTTGTGGTGTTTCGTTTTCGACCTCGTTAATTACCTCTTCAAGATCTGTTTGATTATTTTGTTCCATGATAAAATATTATATAATTATGTTCCTATTTGTGGGTTGAAGTCGCTCAATCTTATTCCGCCTTCTAATACATCATTACCTGAAGATTCAAACTTTTTAGTGTCTGCCTTCATTTTTTCTCGCCTATCTTTTCCCTGCTCCTTCATTCCTTCAATTTCTCTATTGTCTTGGCGAGACATCTGCTGCATTTGCATGTTTAAATCAAACTCAAATTGCATAAGTTCTTTTTTAACAGTTGCCTCTTCTCGGAGATGTCTTAGTTTAGCTTCAGCTTTAGTAGCTTCAATTTTTAATTCTTCTGCAACTTTTGCCTGATTTTTTTGTATCTCAGCTTGAGCAGCGGCTTGTTGAGCTTCCGCATTTGCAGCCGCTTGGGCTTGCATATTTTGTTGTTGGATTTCTTGATCTCGTTCTTGTTTTTTCTTACGTTTAATCTTCAGAAGCTGATTAGCTAATTTAACATTGCGAACTTCACGAATATCTATTGCGTCGTCTAGATCTATTAATCCTTGAGCTAATGCCGTTTGTATATTATTCTCAAGCATTTGCTTCTCTTCTTCGTCAGGTTCTAACTCTATGAATATGCCAAAATCATATAAATACAACTCAGTCATTTCTGCTAATGTACCTACATTATGTGCTCCAATTGCTTGAACAAAAGCATCTGCAGTAGGTGAGTATTCTAATATATCAGATATTCTAAGTGATAAATTTTTAGCTGTCTCAGTAGTTAAAAACATTGAACCAAGTAATACGTGTCTTGTTGCAACGTTAGAATTTGCTGCGGCTAGCTTTTGTACGCCAACTAAAGATTTAGGATCTGGCATACTAGCGTCTCTAGCTTCGTTAAGACCAGTGACATCGCGAATCATTTGTAGATAGTAGTTGTATGTACTGATTAAACTACCGATCTTATCTTGACCAGCACCATTTGCTATCTGTTGAATAGGTATTTTACCTGGGTTTTGATCGCCATCTTGAGTGAATGATCTACCTATTACACTACCAGTTTGGAAGAACATATTAAGAGCTTCCTGCGGATTGTAGTTTGTACCATTGCCTAAATCAACTTCAGCAAGCCCGTCTGCGTCAAGGTACACTCCATCAGGAACCATACGCGACATCACTTGCTGTAGCTTTAGATGCGTTAACTGAATAGTGTCAGCAAATCCAGTAATTCTACTTACAATAGATTCAATACGACCCTCATACATTCTTGGGGCCACGATAGAATAATTCATTCTAACTTTATTGAAATCTGATTTCTCACGCATCATATTTTCTGCTCTTTCCCATTTGAGCAGTTTATCAGTACCAAGAACTATAGCACCATCAAATACACATTCAACCGATCTTTGTAATCTCTCATAACCACTCTGCTTATCTTTAGGTGGATCAAACGTATCAGGTTTTTCTATAGCCTTTTCCCCTCCTGTACCAGTCTGCTTAACCTTGTAAACATTGTTCATATATGTTTTATAGTTAAAATATAAAACTTGAACTTTGTTTTTATCTGTCTCGTTAATACGTCTACCCGCGATATGCCGTTTACTAGAAGTGCCATGGATTTCTTGCAAGTCAATCTCGGTTAAGTGGTCAAATTCTTTTGCTAGCTCGTTTATCGGAATAGTTTTAACTTCCCCTACGTAGTATATATCGTCAAAATAAGGAGAATCAGTATAAGAGTAAACAATATTCGCTGGATCAACATATTCAACTTTAGCTCCCTCACTCCAGTTGAAATTAGTCTTTACGCAGCCAATACCTAATACTGTTAAATCATATATCATTCTACGTCTAATAAGATCGTAGTTACTGCCGTCAAGTAAAACATTTATAGCTTGCTCTTGAGCGATCTCTACTGCTTGCTTATACTTAAGTTGCATATGTAAATCTAACTCCTCTTTAGAGTCAACCCTTTGTTCTAATGGATTTTCGTATAAATCCATCCCAAGAAGTCCTATAGCCTGATCGTTAAAAGCTTTACCTTGAATATCACGAAGCATAGATTCCATGTACTCTGTACGTTTATCTACACCATACTGATCTTGTGAATACGCCCTAATGTTGAACATACGCTCTGCCATACCATTAACAACTATGTCAACAAACTTAGGTATAATAGGTACTGGCTTCCAGTCTAAATTAAGATAAGACAAATCACCATTAATAGATAATTCATCTTTATATTTTTGTATAGACTGTTCGCCTCTAGCATATAGTCTAAGTTGGTGATACTTCTGTTGAGACGTTCTATATCTACTATTGTATGAATCTTTAAACCACTCTTGCTCAATTGCCTTAGCTACCTTAAGCCCATACTCTGGAGATAGTTTCTCCAAATCATGAACAACTTGAGAAGGAAAGTTTACATATACGTTTTCCGCCATACTTATTTAATTATCTGGGAGTTAAATCCCGTATTGTCATATTTTGCTATATTCAAATCTAAAGATTGTCTTTCTACTTTAACGTTAGGTGCGTATAAATGTCTGTTACAAGCCATGATAGCAAGACCCGAACTTATCGAAGCATCGTGTTTTGTTCTGCGATTTATATCAAACTTAGCCCAATCATTAAGAAGATCATTAAAGTATACTGTACCGTAATTACCGTCACCTAAATGACCTACGTGGTTTTGTATGTACATTTCAATAGCAGCCGCGTGAGCTTGTTTAATATCCTCACTAGAGTTTGGTATTCCGCCAACTTCTTTTTCAGCCACAGAAAGCTTCCTCCAAGTTTTGTCTGGTCTATTCATGCTGTAACCTCTATATCCTCTACGTCGTAAATAATACAGTAATCTTGGTTTGTTGTTCTCCGCAAGTAATGGCATGCCGTAAAACACTAATGCCATTAATACATCTTCAAAAAACATCTCTGCAGTTTGTGGTCTTGCTATATATTCTAGGAAAAATGTGCTTGATGGTGCATCTTCCATAGAAAATTTTGTTAACCCGTGTAAAGCTCCCTTAGAACCGCGACCATCAACCGTGCCGCTGATATCGTAACTATCGCAACCAAAGGCGCCAATGTGATCGTTAGCGGGATATTTAATTCCATTTTTTATTATTTGTTTATTCTGCAAATGAGTCGGAGGGACCCAACTTACCTTAAACCTACCAGTAGGATCTGGATGAAATACAACTTGTGTATCACGTATACCATTAACCCACCCAAAAGAGCCCGTTGTAGTATGTGCATTATGTCTGCTACCTTCGTTGTAATCGATTTGCTCATATATCTTGATTAAATTGAATATACTATTTTTAGTCTCATCTCTAAATGCGTGCTCTTCAGTACGTGGAAACTGTCTGTAGAATTCGTTTAATGCGTCTTGATCGTCCTTTAAACCTTCAGCTTCGTTTTCCCAATTAGTTACAACCCCTACATCTATTAATTCACCGTCTGGTCCCAGTCGTTCATCATCACCTGGATTATCAAAGACTGGAAGTCCGTACTCGTCAATAAATCCTTCATAGTTCCATTCCATTGGGATAAAGAGAGAATAAAGGCCAGACTTTGTTTGTCCATTAGCATTTCGTCTTGATACGTCAGAATCATTGTATAGTTTTTTAAAGTTATCCCCACCTTTATCAAGCGCGTTGCTGGTTGAACCCATCATGCACTTACCAACGATTTTACTACCTAACCTCAAACAGGTTTTAGTAACTCGCCAGTTGTTTAATATATTATCAGGTCTCTCCCACTTACCACTCTCGTCGTGTACTAGTAAGCTAAGCTTTTCACCGTCGTAGCTATTATCGCCAGTATTCTTCCAATCAATCGTAGTATCAAGGCCTGCTATTTCTTCAAGCTGTTCGTTTACCTGTATTTTCTTACGAGTAAACTTACTAGCTGGAACTCTATACGCAAGTTCGGATTTTGGACGATCCATACCATCTTGTATAGGTTTGAAGAAGAACGGGTAATTTATTGATATAGGTACTACTTTATCAGTAAACATTTTCTTCGCATCGGCACCAGACTTAGAAAGGATCCCATATCTACTATCACTTGATATAGTGGCTAAGTTAACTGTTTCTGCAGAAGACATGAACGAGAAACCTGAACGACGGTTTTTAAGGTAGCACATCCCATAGCATCTCTTATCAGCCTTGCAAGCTTCCCAGAATATAAAGAATAGTCTGTTCGCCTCTCTAAAGTCTGGAGCTCCAACGTCAATCTTGCTCCATTGCAGATACATGTAGTGCGTACCTGTTATGTATGTTGGCACTCCGTTATTGGTAAACCAGAATCCTTCTTCTCTACGTCTAAATTCTTCGTCAATATAGTCGTGCCACTTTTCTTTCTGCTCGTCTGGATAATTCCTCCAGTCAAATATGTTTTTAATACGAGATAATTCTTTAGGGTATTCTGCTTTCACCCATTTATTCTTCTCGTGCTTAAACACGTTTTTAGGCGGTTTAGGTAAAGCGATCTTAAAACCTTGTATTTCGTATATATCACCTATCACTCCGTTATGCGAAAGAACCACTAAGTCGTGCTCTTTATTATAACCATACTTCCACTTCTTACCTCTATTTAATCTAGTAAGAGTGGTTTTCTTTATAGGTTCAACTATCTTATATAAAGTCTGTTCGTACATTATTTAGATCTACCCTCAGCAAAACCTTTGAATATCTTCTCCTTTTTTTCTTCAGGCGCTCTACCCTCTAAAAGACTCTCTTCTTCTTGGATTCTGTTTAATATCTCGAAGGCGTCGAAGATAGCGAGCTTCTTTGTAGCAGCAGCGTTCTTAAGCCTATCAGCTGATATGTCATCATCTGAATCAACAATAGCTTCTTTAGCTACCTTGATTAACTCTTCAACCGCTCTGTGCCCAGCTTGGATTATATTCTTCTTCGTCTCCTTGATATTCATATTTAATTGTAATAAATTGAGATGGTATGCGATATAAGCGCTTGCCATCAACTATAAACTCGCACTCCATATTTGGTCTAAAACCTACTAGAGAATCTAAATCTATTTTACCGTCAGTGTGTTTTACTATACCGATTAAGGGTTTTTCAGTTTCAACACTTAATTGACTGTTGTCTTTAATAGGTTGTACAAAGCAATAACCCTTAGGGCATATCCACTTAGTGTTGCGTTTGTACAAAAATATTTGATCGTGGTTTACAAAGTATTTATTGTCTTTATAATACGATCTACTATTACGCTCAACACCCTTTACATCATTCCATCTCCTAAATACATTGAAATGAACTATAATGGTATCTCCGATTTGTATATCTGTATCACTCATCTTAGGCACGGATAAAACTCTAGCTAGCCTGTTAACATGCAAGTGGTTAAATATATCCGTATTAAGTATTAACTCTTTGTCGTCTACTTTAGCAATGTTGTTATATCTTTCACCTATAGGCTCTACAATAAAATTGTAAAGTGATTGCATTAATACTCAAGATTATATTCAACTGATATAGCCATATTCTTGTTAAAATCTTTCCAAGGTATAACTGTTTTTTCTTTACGTATATAGATTGAGTACTTATCTTCCTCTTCTAATATATCGCAAATAGTATGACCACCATACACTTCTTGCCCAACGGCATAGTGCATGGCGTCATTCTTATAATCTTTACCTATCGTGATTTTACGAATCAGATGGTTCATCTTCCTTGTATTTAATAGTACCGTCTTGAATATTAATATCGTCAGTATTGTACTTTTCTTTGAAGTTAGCTTGCATTTCAGTTAACCTATCGTTACCTTGGAATAGCGCGTGTAGAGCATTGTGCTTCTGCACTTCCATTGTTCCAATATCGAACTGCAACTTATTAATAGCTGCCACTACGTTCCTAAGCTCTGTAAGCTCTTCTTCAGAAATCTTCTCTGGCTTTAGGTCAATGACCTTTTCTTTTTTCTTTTTTCCCATAATTAAATTGTATTAAATTAAAATTTATCGTATTAATGCTCAAATGAGCAGATCAATGTTATTGGAGTTGTATTATAAACTAATTTATCATTAGCGCTTGCGTGAGCTAAGTTCGCTTCTAATGTTACTTGAGTAGCACTATCTACACTTCTAACTGTGCCAAGTAGATTATTGTCTTCATCTCTTAAAACATCACCAGGCGCTAAAGCAATAGTAGCATCTAGATCAGCTACAGTAAGTATTGGGCTATCTGTAGACATCGTACCATCGACTGTCATTGTTGAAGCGCCCCAGTTATGCGTGACTTTAGCAATACCAGAAACATAAGCTCTACCAAACCCGGTAGGC